TCGGCCTCAGACACTGGTCATCTCCTCCTCTTCCTCCTCGATCTCCCCTCCCTGGGAGCGGAGGTATCGAACTAGGTTGCGCTCGGCTGCGACGGGCATCTGGATCTGCCAGCGAAGGATGAACAGGCAGCCGCGCCAGAAGTCGATAGCCCTCTGGTCGACAGGTTCCGGCCCCTTCGCCGCGGCCAGTATCTTCTTCTCGATCCTGGCGACCTCGCGCTGATGCTCCGCGACATACTCGGGCCAGTTCGGATTCTTCGTCAATCCCGACAACGCAGCTTGCCGTCGAGTCAGTTCCTCTCTGGCCTCGCGGGTCATCGGCATGCGCTTAGGCTACTGCGTTCTCCCGACCTGGGCGACCTGAGACTTCGCGAAGGTGTCCGGCGTCATCGAGAGACCGCCGCCGGGGGGAGCCGTCATCCCGCCCGGATTCCCTGGGACGGGAGGGCCTGAAGGCTCCTGTCCCCCTGCGGAGGGAGCGGAAGCCGCACCACCGGGGGGAGATCCGGCGGCTGCCCCCGCCGTCCCAGGCGCGTGGGCGAAGTACTTCTCAGTGTCCTGAACGCCGTAGCTCTTCAGGAAGTCCTCCATGAACGCCTTCAGGTTCAGCGGCAGCACCTGGGAGGTGTTGACGGCGGTCTGGAGCTTCGCCTGCTCCTCGGCCCTCTTCTCCTGTCGCATCATCGAGTCGTCCATCACCTTGATCTTCACGTCGAAGTCGCCCTGGATGTCGAGCGGTGAGAGCAGCAGCAGGCGGCGGTTCCCTTCCTTGCCCATCACCGAGATCGCCCGGTCGCCGCGCATCATCTGCCCCATCATCTGGAGGAAGTGTTCACCGATCTGCTCGTAGGCCCAGGAGAAGTGCTGCTTCCGGGCCTGGATGATCTTCTGGGCGATGGAGGTGATGATCGACATGCCCGTCGCGGTCTGCTGGTCGATGCTGCCACCCGAGACCCCGCCTGCCATCGGCAACCCGCCCATGATGTTCTGGAGGTCGCCCTTGATCAACTGCTCGCGCTGGATCGAGATCGAGCCGATGTTCGGGTCGATGGGAAGCTGCGAGACCTGACCCGGATCCTCGACGATCCACTGAGCGCCGGGGTGGAACTCGTAGGCGTCGATGTCCTCCACGTCCGAGCGGATCAGGGTGATCTGGTTGCCGCTCAGACGGAGGCCGTCGATGGCCTGATTCTGCACCGTCCACAGCATCTGCTGGATCTGGCCGAGGGCCTCGACGACGGAGATCCCGTCCATCTGGAAGGCGTCCGGCATCGCGGAGCAGATCACGAAGGGCTTGCGCCCCGAGCGGTAAGGGTTCGGGATGTCCTGCAAGACCACCTTGCGGTTCGCAACGGTGACCACGCGCTCGTCCGTCCAGTACTCCAGCACCTCGACGAGGCCCTTGGTGCGATCCTGATTGCGGAGCATCTGCTCGCGGTCGTTGTAGCCCGTCGCCTGGGCGAGGTTCTGCGACTCCTTCAACTCGTCGACGCCCCGGTAGATCCCCGCCCTCTCCTTCTCCTTCAGCGAGTCGAACGTCTGCCACGTCCGGTCGATCAGCCACGCCGCATCGTCGACGCCCTTGGCCGACTCGGGCCGGAAGAAGTCGCGCACGTCGCGCACGTCCATCGTCGGGCCATCGAAGGTGGTGACCTCCTGCATCTCCTCGGTCGTTGAGGGGAAGGAGTGGACAACCTCCCCGTACTGGTCGAGAACCTTCGCCTCGACGGGAGTCAGCACCATCCGGCGGGTCTTCTTCGTCTTCCAGCCGATCTTCGCCACCGTCTTCCCGGCGACGAGATCCTGCTGCATGAAGGGGCGCTGCTTCAGGGCGAAGTCGTCGTTGTCCATCGCCCACTGCAAGGCTTGGCTCGCGATCTCCCCGGCCCCGAGCCGAGCCATGATCACTTCCAGCGGCTCAAACGGCTGCGGACGCGGGGTCACGTTCCAGAGCGGGTTCGGGTCGAGCATCGTCGCGATCATCCCCTCGATGGTCTGGAGGATGTACGGCGTCGTCAGGTTGGAGCGCCAGTTGTCCTGCTCGTCGGTGCGAAGCTCGGCCATGCCGCGGTAGGCGCGGTATCGGCGCTCGACCTTCTCGACGTAGGAGGTCGCGAACATCTCGGCCTGCTCCTGCGCCCCGACCACCATCGAGAGCGCGTCCCGGTACTCCAGGGTCGGCTCGTAGGGATCCCGAAGCTCTTCCTTGGTGTCAGTTGCCACCTAGCCCCCGAGCGCGGCCCTGAGCTTGTCCGACTTCTGGGACTCGCTCGCGAGGATCTTCTGGAGATCGGCCTGCACCTTGTCGATCAGGTGGCTGCGCTGGTCGTCCGGCTCCTCGGTTCCGGCCTGACGGAGAAGCTCGATGGCCTGCCTGACGAGGGAGAGCGGATCGTCCCCGCCTGCCTCCTCGTCGGCTGCCTCCGTGTCCTCTCCTGCCATCGGCCCCTCCGCGAGCATGTCTGTCGAGTTCGTCGGGGGAGCGCCACCGCCGCCGAGCGCGGCCATCAACTCGGGCGGGAGTCCGCCGCCACCTTCGGGGGGTGTCGGCCCCACGTCGGGGGGAGCGCCGGGAGGTGGCCCCATCTGTGTCGGATCCATCATGCTCACGGTCTGCTCCTCGGTAGAGATCAGGCTGATCGTAGGGGATCAGCCAGACGGCTCACTCCCACTCGTAGCGCCCACGATACTCCGTGCGCTTCTTGGCGACTCGCTTCCGGGTGTCATGGGCGTGGTGGCCGTAGATCCGGTAAAGCTCCAACGTCAGGCAGAGCGCCATCACCCGGTCGTCGTTCGCGCCGTCGGCGGCTCGCGGCGAGGGGTTCACATCCCGGCGGACGAAGGTCTTGCACTCCAGCACCAACTCCAGCGGCATGAAGGAGAGCGAGCGCTCGCGGATCCACTGCTCCGCTTGGTTGATGATCTGGGGCCGGGTCTTGGTGGTGATCGGGAAGCCGTAGGTGATGTGCTGCTTGAAGTCGGGCCTGTCCTCGATCCGGTGGCGGTAGAGCTTCGGGTAGGGAGGCCGTCCTTTCCTCCCATCCCGAAGCGACAAGACCACGGGTTCGCCGTAGCCGCCGCCCATCTCGGGGGCGATCCGGGCGGTGTTGAACATCCTGCCCAGGAAGTGAAGCTGCTCCGCGAAGAGATCGGGGTCGATCTTGCAGTGGATCTCCGCGACGAGGTTGCCGTTGGTGAGGTCGATGACGTAGGCGCAGGAGTAGTCGGTGCCGCGCCCGGTCGCGATGTCCGCCCCCATGGCGTAGTCCCTGCCGTCGATGGGGAGGTCGTAGAGGCGGATCCAGCCGTCCTTCGCCTTCACCACCGATGCTCGCTTGCCGTCCGTTTCGACAAAGAAGCGGAAGCGGTACTGGGGCTGGCGCAGGTTCTCGCCGTAGAAGGTCAGCGCCTCGGTGTCGAACCAGCAGCCTGCCGTGCCGAGGAAGGCGTCGGCTGGCGTCAGTGGGTACTGCTCGGCGCGGTCTGCCTCGGGCAGCGCCTTCGCTACCCTGGCGTACCACTGCTCGTCCCGTCCTGGGTGGTAGTTCCAGGGGAGGAAGATCGTATGGACACCCCGGTCGTCCGCGTTCATCCAGAGGTCGTAGAAGGTGCCGCCGATCCCGTTCGCGGTCGAGACAATGATGATCTGCCCACCGTCAGCGACCACGGGGATGAAGGCTTTCCAGCCCTCTTCAGCGAACTGGTGACGGGCATGCTCGTCGAGGATGACGAGGGTGGCGACCTGCCCGTGACCCGCCTTCGGCGTCGACGGCATCGCGACGAGGGAGGAGATCTTCCCGTCAGGGAACTGGAGGACAATCTGGGTCGATGGCCTCCCGCCCTTGTGGGGCCGCAGTACCTCGACCTCCATCTGGAGATGTTCCGGTAGGGACTGGAAGAGATCCCAAGCCCTGCCGATCAGGACTGAGGCCTCGGTCTCGTTGATCGAGACCGCGAGCGCCTTCGTGCCGGGGGTCGAGAGGATCTTCCAGAGCGCGTAGCCGATGGCGACCCAGGAGATCCCAAGCTGGCGAGCCTTCAGGGCCAGCGTGATCTGGTTGTCCATGAAGTCCTGAAGGACATCCCCCTGCCAAGCCCAGCCGGACTCGGGAGCGAAGTCGAACTTGAAGCTCTCGCCCGTGCGCGAGTCGGTCGCGGAGCAGTGACGGAGGAAGTAGCGGGGATCCTTGATCGCCGCCTCGCGCTCCTCCGCGAGCATCTGGAACCGCTGCTGTCCGAACTCAAAGGCCTCGCGCTGCTCGGGCGTCATCTCCAGCGTGGACACGCTGTTAGGCTACTGCCTTACACACACAGACGTTGAGCCAGGGGCTTCTTGGGAGTCCCGTCGCCGCTACGCACTGGTGCCTCTTTAGGAAGTCCCCTGGCCCTCGTCCGACATCACGGAGGTAACCCGTGCGGATGATTCTACTGACGCTTGCGCTGGCGGCTGCTCTGGCTTCGACAGCGATGGCGAAGCCGCCCCTATCGAGTGAGAGATCGCAGCAGGCCGAGCTACAGGCCCTTGCCAAGCACGTCACGGCGGCTAGGGTGTCTACTTGGAAGTGCCAGGGCCAACTCGGCCAGGAGCGGACGAAGGCCGCAGCCGACGCCGGGTCTCTGCCACAGTCGACTGCCTACCGCCGCTGGG